GGGTTACATCATTGTGGTTGGTTAAATCTGAATAATTTTGATAATATCTAAAGCGAATAGAGTAGGCTTTATTGGGAGAAGGCGTAACGCCAAAACCATTGCCGTGACCCTGAAAAACCATCTCTGGAACTCCACGCCCTGCGCTGCCTGCTTCGTAGTCTGCGTCACGATACTGAGAGTACCATGTATCACGATCAATAGGCTTCATAGCTTTGTAGCCAACGCCTAACGCTTCATTCTTTTGTAATTGGAAGCTATTCCAATCGGAAACTTTAAAATAAGTGGGCCAGGTGTATTCACTCTGCCCAACTACAAGCGTTTCTGTATGCTCTGCCGCATTAAAGGGCCATTCATACTCAGCTTGATTTACTTGTGCGATAGAAGCTTTAACAGCGTCTTTAACAAGCGCCTGTACACCACGCACGTTTGGGAAGTCACCTACAGCTATCTCAACTTCATTGAGACGGCGCAATACTTGGTTACAAAGATCAATGTATGTAGATGGCATTTCAAACCCCTAAAAAGTGGTAAGGGGGCAAGTTGCCCTGCCCCCGCTTAACCATTAGGCCAAGTTATAGTTCGCTGTGATCAAGCCTTCTGGGCGCAAGATTTTGCGACCATAAAGCTGCATACCACGGACGATGTCTGCGAATGTATCTGGTGAGCGGAAGCTCTCAGTTTTCGCAATTTGGTCAGCTACTGCTACCGAGGAGTCGTGACCCGCTACGATAACACCGTAGTTGGCTTCAGAACCTGCGGAAGCAGATGTGCCTGCACCAGTACCTTCGTAAGGAAGGTTGTTTGATGTATACACACGGAAGCCACGGATGGTGCCTGGAAGACGACCATTGCGTACTTCTGCATCACCGCCGAAGTCAGCGTTAACCAGCTTCGCATCTTCATCCATCAGGATTTCTTTGAAGACAGGGTCAACGACGATCCAACGACCATCTGTGTCTACGTTAGCCGCATCCATCAAACGAGCCATACGGTTCATCACTGCCAAAGGCGAAGTGATTGCACCAGCACCGCCACCCGCTGCAACAGGGATAGAAGTTACTTCAGATTCACCACCGATATCAGAACCACCAAAGGCTGTGATGTCGAGTTGGTTTGCGTCCAGAAGTTCGTCTGCGCCTGCTGCTGCGTTAGACTTAGTACCTGCTGCGGCTGTACGACGTACCCATGCAGAGCCGTTCCATGTCCAACCAGACATATAGCCTAGAACGTCTTGGTCAAAAGCATCACGCAGTTTAAAACCCGCACGGTCTGTTGCCAGATCGATGAAGTTTACGTGTGAGTGTGCTTCTTCAATGTCGTCGAGTGCGAACTGGAAGTAGTTGGCTTGATCAACGATCATTGTGAAATCAGCATCTGTGATATCTTGTGTCGCAAGCGTGGTGCCACGAGCATAAGAATTGATAGTGATTTCAGGTTCTTTGATGATTTTAACACTGTCGCCCATGTTGGCGATTTCGCCCGCATAGTCTGTGTTAGTGATGTCTTCTACTACGGAAGAGTTACGGAAAGCCTTTTGGACTTTCTTGGAATAGATAACTGGTGAAAAGTTACCGTTAGGTAGGTTACCATAACCGTTTGCTACTGGAAATGCCATTTTGTTTCTCCTTTGTGAAATGGCTGGAAGCTTTCGCTTCGGACAGAACACAGAAGATAACAGTTGAGTGGCAGTACTAATGTTAGGGTGCGTATATACTGCCGTATACACGGGCCTAATCGTACTGGTGGACTTATTGTCTCATTTCTTCTGGATAAAAGGATTTAAAGGGGTAGTCTAAATAGAGGCCCTAGATCCTGTTAGAGATTGAAGAAACAATCTCATCTCAGCTTTTAATAAAAAAGCTCAGAAAAGGTTGTTCATTACAATAATTATAACACTTTTAAAGCCAACAGTAAATGGTCTTTATATCTACTGTTGGCCTTTTGTTTAACGTGCTGCGCCAGAAACGTCGTACACAAATGAATTTGTACGCATAGCTTCTAGAATAGCCTCTTCGTTCTTTTCGTATTCACGATCAGACATGGCCTGTACTTGGCTTTCTGAGAACTTGGGACGACCGCCTGTCGGAGTGGGGCTTGTAGTGGATGTTCGCCCTACAGACTGCGCTGCAGACTTAGAGGTGTTACGCTTCTTACCTTTATCGGCTTTGTACAAATCAATCGCACGAGAAGCTGCTACAGCGTCAGTGTTATTCTTGTACAAAGCATCTTGAATGTAAGTAGGCTGCAAAGCCACCCATTCATGAAACGCAGCATCCTGTCGAATTTCTCCGAAGTCTGGATGCATCTTCATAAGCTGTTGTTCAGCCTCTTTGCGATTAAGCTTAGTCTCTAAATTCTTTAGATGCCCTAAACGCTTCTCGCCTTCTTCAAGTGCTTCGTTTGCCCGCTTACGTGCAATAGTATCTACGATCTTTGCTACATCAGGATACTTCTGAGACCACTTATCGATTTCTTCATCGGTCTTTGGAAACTTGATCTGACCTTTAGCGGCTGTCTCTAACTGCTTTTTAAGGTTTTCTAGTTCCTGATCCTTCTGGATCATCTGCTGTTGCGTATGACGCCGCAGATCTCCGTAGCGCTTTTTAAAGGAAGCTTCTTCGCTATCCCGTGGTTCAGATCCGTCTTGAGCCACTTGCTGCTCTTTAGACAGTTCTTCACTGTAAGACAGATCTGTATCTGCCTCTTCAATACGTCTATATCGTGCCATGATTTTTCCTTGGGGGCCGTATACGGGTAGCCCAATAGTTTAGGAGATGAAGGCCACTTTCGGCTTTTTCACCATTCCATACGACGAAGTCTTCGTGCCGTATTCACTGTCCTGATAATCTTCAGTTTCATTGACTTCGGGTTCTTCTTCAGAAACCTCCACAGAGGCTACCTCAACTTCATTCCCTTCAGGGGTTTCGATAGCTTCTTCTGCCTCTTCCACTTCACCGTCAGCTTCCTGATCGGTATACTTAATAAGCCCCATTCCATACATTCCCATGAGGCCCATTTTGGCTTCGGCTTCCATATCCATGATATGCTTCAAGCCGTGCCACTTAACGACATCTGCAGGCAGAACGTATTCGCCTTCAGAAATATTAATCTCAATATCATCACGGACGTTTTCAGCCGTGCTACCAATAGGAATGTCATTGCCCGAAACAGGATCAACCATTAGGCCTTCATCCATTCCGCAAGGCATTCCACCGTGTGCGTATTTTTCATCTTGCTCTGGATCATCTACCATGGCTTTCTGCACAGCTTCGCCACGAGCCTTTTCATAAGAAGACAAGGAGCCGTCAGCATTAAGATCCGCTTTGCCTTCATCCATTTGAAATTTCTTATTAGCCATATCTTCACCTTCCTGTGTCCCAATACCTTTTCGAGCAACGGCTAACCCACCAAGGGCCATACCAGAGCCTTCGTCTTCGTCGGTAGGTACTCCCAGGAAACCATATACGCTGTCTCTTGCGCCCGCTGCGTAATCAATCATATCTTGCTTGCGGTCAGCAAACGTGATCTCAGAGCCATCTTGCTTAGAGTACGTGCCGCTTTCACCTGTAAAGAACTCTTCGTCAGTAAGATCAAAATTTAAAATATTATCAGACCGCCACTTTGCGTAGCTATCTGCAGTATCTATGTCCTCAAAGACAGGAAGCTTTTCACCTGTGTATAGATCATATGGGCCGTCCTTTTCGTATTGATCCAGTAGATCATCTAGCTTGTAAGTACCGCCAGTTTCAGGATCAATCGTAGGGGTTACAATATAGCCATCCCCATATTCAAACGTAGCCGTCTTCTCTGAGTAGGGTTCATAATCGTCTTCGCTTTTCCACAACGGCTTACCATTTCTGGTTTTAACACCTGCAACTTTTGTCCTCATGTCAGCCATTATTCGGCTCCTTTTAATACTTCATCTCGAAGCGTCTTAAATCTACGAAGCTCTGTGATTGCCCCTTGGATTTCTAAAATTCTTTGTGGGTCTTTTTGTTTCTCAAGAAGATCCCTGTAGCCCTCAATTCTAGCTACAGCGTAGTCTTGTAGAAGGTTCATCTGGTCACGGTCATTTACCAGAGGCAGGAGTAAGCGGTACTGTGCTTTATCCATTTGTCACCTCAAAACAATACAGCGCAATATTACTTGTTGTGACTAGAACGGTAGCCTTAGAAAACTCTTGCTCACACTCCTTTTGGGTGGGGTATTGACCTAGTTGGTAATGGGTCACGTTGTTATTGATAAGCTGAAAGAATACGAGTATCCACATTACTGAGGCTGTCCCTGTGGCGGCTGCGGTACGTTACCACCATTGTCTCCACCACCTGCACCTGTAAATCCTTCAGCACCTGGCTCTGGGGCCGCTCCTGGGGCGATATTACCGCCACCATTGCCTGTAGGGTCTTCGGGGTTAGGTACAGCACCTTCAGCGCCCTGTTGAGGAGCCTGTGGCTGCTGTGGCATCATTGCTTGAATGTCTGCCATCATCTTAGCTTGGAGAATGGCTTCACGCTGATCATTGAGGATCTTATCCTCATCAAGGTCCATAGAAGCCGCAAGCTCCCGTAAAACATAATCGTACTTCACAAATGGAGCCATTTGCTGGTTAGCAGTCATCTGCATAAATTGTAGAAGACGCTGGGAACGGATCTCGTTGCGCATCAGGCTTTCCGTGCCACGAGCTTTTACTTCTAGGTCACCATTAGTAAATTGCTTGTCGAAGTTAAACTGCATGTTGAAAGCAAACAGAGCTTTGCCAAGTGGTGTCAGCAAGTAGTCATCAATATTGCGTACAACCGCCTTAATGTTCTGCGCTGCAGCACCCATCAACATAGACATACCTGAAGCAGTACGTCCTACACCCATAACGCCTGTGGCACCGTGGCTATAGGAAGGAATGCCTGTACTTTCATCAGAAAGCTGCCGTGCCTTATCAAACATCATTAATAGTTCGTTAGATACGTTGGGGAACTTAGTGCCAAATATGGCCTGACCTGGCGCACCTGCTTGGCGTCGGAACACTTTGCCAGGATACACAGAAAGGTCTTGTCCAGGGACTAGGTTAGTTTCATCAATCTCAATGAGAAGATTTCCAGACAAAGCTGCGTTATCTACACTAAGACGCATAAAGCCATTCATCAGAAGCTGGGTGTCTTCCATGTTCTCTGCAACGCCAACGCCAAAGAAACCGTAGGGGTTTAATTCGTAAGGGACTGCGGAGTATGGAATACGGCTAGGTGTGAAGGGGTTCATAACCAGACGCAGGATTTGTCCATTGCAGATCCATACGTTGACTTGAATTTCATCCAGGTCTTCTAGGTTTTTCGGAATATCGATGTCAGCTTCTTCAGCCAACTCCGCATCAATGATGCCCCAGTATTCTAGAACCTCATAGCGGTCCACATCATCGGAGTTAACACCATCTTCTAGTGTATTCTCCCAGTATTCTCGCTGGTATTGTGGGCCGTACTCTAAGGCGATCTCAATGCTTTCAGTACGGAAATGCGGACGCTTTTTAAGGCCACGCATCTGCGTCTTGTTAAGACGGTGTCGCTGAATGGTGTATTCTGCCTCTGCCATGTTACGAGCAGATGGATCAGGGTACATATCCCACATAGAAACGTATTCTACCTTTGGGATAGTTTCATATAGAGGATCGTAGTTGCCCTCTTCATCCCAGCGGGGATATTCCTTGTCGAATGCAAAAGGGCCTTTAAGAATACCTGTACCAAACAAGGCGCACTCGAAAGCCATAGACCGTAGGTGCTTAGAGGCGTTTGTTTCCTCTAGCTGATCGTGCATCTTCTTTTCCATAAGCTGTGCAGCACGTTTTGCAGGCTCATACGTGATAGAACCAGCGTTTGTGCCAGCACCCATCTCTAAATCGTCTTTAACAGGCTCTACGGTGTCCTTATAGACGCCTAGATCCTTCTGTAGTTCAGGGCGAACCACTGTGCGGGGTACTTTGTACTCCACATCTACTTTTTCTCGTACTTTTTCGTCTGTAAGGCCGTTAGGATCGAAGTTAACGGCGTCTGCTACGTTATTATGGTAGCGACGGGCCTCAATACCTACAGGAAACTTGCTTCCAGCAAACAAAACATCAACTAATTGTGCATATGCAGCCAGAACCTTGGTTTTAGTGATCTTAACAAAGGTTTTAGACTTCTCAGAGTCGGTAAACTGTACATCAGGGCCATAAATACCACGATAATTGCGATAAGCCATAAGCCAACGCTCTTCATCGTGCAGCCTGTTGTCTTTAGAGCGTCTGAACTGTGCCTCAATGAACGAAGACAGGCCAGAATACTCTAGGTTATCCTGCTCAACGTCTCCATCCTCTTCAAGAACCACGACATTGTCTGCTTCTGTAGCTTCTTCTGGGTCTAAACCCGATGGTTTGTCCATTAATGCCATATTTTAGTATCCAAATGTTGCGTCTGAAGGGGTCCAGCGCTGTTGTGGTACGCCTTGGCCTGTTCCGAAGGGCGAAAATGCTCTTGGGCGGCTCATAATTCCGTAGCGAAGGCTGTCATAGGCGTGATCTGAAGCATATCTTTGATCAATATCGTCAGTGCCTTTAGGGCAGGACGGGATTACGGGTAAATCTGCGATAACCTGCCTACAATTGTTGAAGAATATCACGCCAGGAAGTTCAGTATCTTCATCAACCTTTAGCAATTCGTGTAAACGGTTCTTGCCAGCTACCCTGGCACCTGCTGAACGATCACTTGGACGCCATCGGCAACCTTCTGCAATCATCTCTTCTGCTATTGAAGGGCCTATCTGGCCTCTATTGTGCCAACAGCTACTGTCCAAAACACCGTACTGTATGCTGTCGCCACGCTCTGCTTCCAAAACTGCCTTAGCAAGGTCACGTCCTGTATGCTTGGAAAGATACAACTCTCTGTAGACGTAAAGAGTTTCATAACTTGGGTCCATTGCGTACCAGTGAACCGCTGAATAACTGCTATAGCCGTAATCACAGGATCTAAACTTGCGCCAGTTGTCGGGGATCTCAAAGGGATCTATCGTGTGAACACTGGTTTTAAACTCTGGGAATGCTGCGCCATCTGCAATATTCCAATCACCCTCAAGCAATTGTCGGCGCTGCATCTCTGGAAGGGACAAAAGGTTGGCTTCGTATTGCCCACCCTCAAGTAAGTAAGGATTGTCCTTCAAAGATGCGGGAATAAAGCGTCTGTAGAAGAGAGGTTCACCCTCTCTATCATGTCCTTTAGGATATACTAAGGGTTCCCCAGTGTCAATATCTGTTGCCGTAAATTTCTTATTAGTAGGGGCTGGATCAATGAACATTTTCTTGACCCACATATGACCCACACCACCTGGGTTTGTAGTAGCCCTCATAAACAATGGTAGATCAGGATCTGTAGTCCGTAGGCGTGAACGCATGTAGTTCCATGCGAAGGGCGTAGGATGCTGGGTAAGCTCGTCAAAAGCTATATAACTAAACGCCTGACCTTGGTAACGCAGAACGTCTTCGTCCCGCTCAAGGTAGGTCATCCATAGTCTAGCCCCTGAAGGGAACGTCCATTGGCTTTTCTTCTCCGCCCATTTCGCCCCTTTGTACGCTTTCGGATATAACTCCTGAGATTTCCATATGAGTTCCCGAAGTTCATCGTTAGTGCGTCGGAGAATAAGTCCATTGAAGTTAGGGTTCCCGAAGTACCGCATGGGGTCTGCGAGTAATGCGTAGCTTTTGCCACCCCCCGCTGATCCCCCATATAGGACTTCTCTTTCCGATGCCGCCAAAAATTCTGTTTGCGGGCCTTCGTTGGGTGCAAAGATTACCTCTTGAGTTTGCTTCTGTGTGTTAACACTTCCAAAGTCTAAACTGTCCGAAATAGAAACGTCAGGCTTATCCAGCTTTTCGTCTATCTTCTTTTCCGTCATTGTCTGTATGCGTTTTGCATCAGACCGTTTGCGACGTAGTGCAGCTAGTTCTTTTTCCTCTTTAGTCTTAGGTTTTGCTTTACGGCGCTTCTTTGCAAGTGCCTTAACTCGTGGACTATCAGGGCGGTGGGCTTTCCAAATATTCTGGATGCCCTGGTGGGAAATCTTTTTACCTGTCTTGTCTGTCAGCCAGGTAGCAACTCTGCGTGTGCCATGCCCCTTGTCGAGGTAATCCATAGCCTCTTCAACAAATGGAACCATCTCTTCGTCAGGAACGATAATAAGTGGATCTTCGTCGCTTGGCTTGTAGGCATACGGAAGGACGGCAAATTTGTTAGGTCTAGTCTTATTTATCCAAGTCATCTGATTTCGGAGGCAGGATAAACATGCCACCGCCTGTGCTGGTGACCTCTACCTGTTCCTTCTTAACCAAACCACTACGGTCTAGGATTTCACGGGCAGCGGAGATTGAGTTACGTGCGCCCATAGCACTAGGATCGTCTAATACATCTACGATACCAAAAGCGGCTTTAGGGGCGTTCATAGCAAGCATCATACTTGCACGGTCTATGACCTCTTCTTTCAGTCCCCCAACCACTTCACTAATCTTTGTGGTCTTTGCGTAACCAGCAATATCCATTGCTTTGCGCAGATTACCTTTGGCCTCACCCATCAAGGCTTCTAAAAACGCTTCCTGTTTTTCAGTATACTTCTTAGGTGCGTCTATCATTTGCTCATTAACCTTTGTTCAAGATGGCGAATAGTTTCTTCCGCCCGTGCCAAGGATGCCTTCAATTCAGACATCTCAATTAGCAGTTGCTCTTTGTCCGCTAAAACTTTGTCTAATTTCTCCGACAATCGATCAACTTGCTCTTTCAAAGTTTCCTGAAACTCCGCACTGCGATCTTTGTCATCCTTCATAGCTTCATAGCTATGCTGCGCCCGCTTAGACAAATACGTCCATAGGCCCCCTGCAGAGACCAGCGCAACGATTATAGGAATAAGTTGGTCAGTATTCATACGGCAAATCTCTTACGTTCTAGTATTTGTCGGTGGACTAAGTTGGCTAAGTACAAACTCCACACAGCTAACCAGATTAAGGCGGCTGCGTGGGCTACTTCATCAACAGAAGTCATATGAATAGGATCGTTTGGACGCTTGGCGGTGGACATGCCATCCGCAGTCATAACGTGGTAAACAGGATGCATAGGCTTAGGTGCCTCGTACATCATGTACTGAAACAGTACGACCATACTCAAAAAGAAATCAGCAAGAAGAGTATACTTCAGCAGTACTCTAGAAAACCAAACAGTAGCCACTGCTACCAGAATGCTCATAGTACCCCAAATGCAAATTAACGTAGAAGCAACATGGCCCACAAACATGCCAGCCATAATCAAACCAGACATCGCACAAGCTAAATGCTGGGCAGGACCGTTAGCATTGCGGACTTTTTCAACAGTCCCCTTTATGCCGTAGGCTTTCATTTATTTTTAGCCTTGTTCTTTTTTGAATTAGGCCAGCCCTTTTGCATATCCTTATAAGCTTTGTCGCTTACCGTGCTATTCTTCTTAGACTTAGCAGTACCCTTCTTTTGGGCATTTCGTATGTTTTTCACTAGAGACATCTAAATCACCATTTCTTGCAGGACCAATACCGTGCAGAGAACTTATCTTTGGCAGTGGAACACTTGTGTCTGGCACGAAAAGATTTGCGCCGTTCAGGGTTACTCTTCTTAATCCGCATGTTGGGATCACCAAAGCGAACAATCTTTTCTTCGCCGTCCTTACAGGCTTTAACAACAAACTTCTTAGGACCATCAGGAGTGCGCTGGGGCTTGTTGCATTTCATTCGTGCTTTATCGATAGCCATGTTTTATCTCTTAATCTGACAACAGGGAGTTAAGCTATAAGCAGGTATAACCCTGCTCCTGCTCCACCCCAGACGACAACAACTATCACAATCCATGCGGTGATCTCTTTGATGCGATCTATTTCTTGCTGACGTTGTTTAATGGCGTCTCTGCGGGCTTTTCTAGCCTGGGCTTGGTAGGCCACCCAATCATCATACAATCCAGCACGACCGTACAAGCGCATATAAGATACTAATTCAGACTTCTGCTGTTTGATCTTATCAAGGGCCATAAACTCCTCAAAGTCATCGCCCTCTTTACCCAAGATCTTATTAAAGACACTGTTTTTCTGCTTATCTACTTTTTTCTGTAGATCTTCTTCAGCACCTACCCACTTGGATATATGCTTTGCGTAGTTAGCAAGCTCGCTACCATTGGTTACAGCCTGCTTAATTACATTATAGGCAGCATTAGCCGCCGCCAACTCCGCTAACATGACCCATCCCTAGTCTATGCAGTCTGGCCCAAGTCTAAAGAAATGCAGGAGCCTACTGCGTATACGCCTCGTCTATTCAAATTGTTCAAAAGTGCCTGAACGTCTTCCTGACAATCTACGCCGTCATAAAAGATGCTTTTCTTAACTAAGGATTGGCAGGATGTAATCTCAGGCCCAAGACAGGCTAAGACCACCGCCACCCACATACTCATTTCTTCTTGGCGTACCCGCCCTTAGACATGGCAGGCGTGTCTTTCAAAGACCGAACAGGATAACCCCCACCAGCCATCTTTGGTTTAGCTTTAGAAGCAGGATTGGATGCCCCGCATTTAGCTTTCGTCATTTTCATCTAATGCGTCCTTACTGATATAATTCATGGCATCTTCCACTGGGGCCGCAGCCTCTTCGGTATCAAAGTACTCAGAATAGCCTCTAAAGATTAAGTTCTCATCTTCGGCCTGAGACCGTGTGATCAACCCTTCCTCTAGTAAAAGATCACGGACAGTCTCAAGAGGTAACTCCTGTCCTGTCCGCTCACGAATGGCTGCACGTATGTAGATGAGATTTATCATAGAGCCTCTATATCCAGTGGCCCTTAATAGTTATTGTACCATTAAGGTCCGCATTAGGTCAACCACTTAATTAAGGGTTGTTTTAGGGGTTTACTTTTCTGACAAACCTGGTATAATCTACTTGTAGGCCCCAGGGTATAACTACTAATAATCCTTATTAGCCATTAGCCTTATCTCCCCACGGGTGATACCGATATCCTTCAAGTCTTTGTCAGTTAAGTTCTGTAATTGCCAGTAAGCCACACGACGTTGCTGGGCCTTAGCGATTGACTTTATAATCCTATTGAACATTCCAAACTCTCCTTAGTGGTTGTTATACTCTATTATAACACCAGTTAACTAAGGGGAGTTTTGTCATTTAAGAATAGCCGTTATGCAGTCTATAGCTTTTAAAGGATCTACAAAAAACCATTCATTCTGCCTGTCTTCAGCTATCTTAGCTATACGCTTGTGAGCCTTTTTCTCTATAACCCGCCTATCAGTAACATAAACCGAATAAAGCAAGCTATAATCCCTAAACGGACTAGAGGTTTGGTAAGACTTACATCTATCTTCAGCATCAATAGCCATGCCTACCTTAACCCAACCCTTCCAAGCAGGATTAGATATAACATAAACATAACCAGCTTTCGTATGCCTGTAATTACGAAGACTAGAGAAAGCAGCATCTTCAAAAGATCTATATGTACCTGGCTTATAAAGAGGATGAGACTGTGGGATGTATTTACCATCCACAAACATACGCCGCTTATTCTTTTCCTTATAAGAATCTAAACGCTGTCTGCGTCCATCCGCATAACCAACATACCACCATTCACCATCCTCAAAGACTACATTCTTAATATCAATGTCAGTCATCGGGCAGGTGAAACAAATCTCCTACAGCCCTATCGCTGTCTTCAATATAACCCGCCTTCTCACGTAGCTTCTCAGCTAGACGATGAAACTCATGAGCAACAAGATATAACTGCGTATAACCCTGCTCATCTCCATAAAATTCACACAGATCTGAGACAATGCCTTCAAGATCTACCCGTGTCTCCGTAACGTCATCTTCATTGTCGCCAATATAAATAAAAGTAACCAAATGGCTTACACCATCCTGATCAACTTCAAAGTCATGATCTACATGAAGAGGTACGTCCAGAGTGATATCTGCTCCATATTCACTCAAGGGAGTATTCCTTAGA